TATAAATCTATAAATGATCCTACCCCAGCAGAATGGAACAAAGCTAGTAAGACAGTCTATGGTAAACTACACCATCCAGAAGATCCTGCCATACAGAAACAAATAGGAGGCAATCATTACAATCGTTATGCAATACAGCCGGTTGATTTTATTATTGCTAACAATCTGGATTGGTGTGAAGCCAACGCAGTAAAGTACATTACCAGATGGAAGGATAAGAACGGAGTGGAAGATATCAAGAAGGCTATCCACTATTTGGAAATACTACTGGAACGTATTCAAGATGACTAACGTAGTCGAAGGTAACTTTAAAAAAGATATACCCGCTAATGAGTTTCTTGGTGCTTGTGCTTTAAGGGCGAAGAACCAGATAGAGGAAGGTAGAAACCCTAAAGTAGTTGTGGTATTTTTTGAGAACGGATACCCGTTAGAAGTAACATCGTCAGAGCAATATCCTGATGGAGTGTTTATGACGCTTCACTTGGCGGCGGCGGCGATCATTAATGAAACACTAGGTATAACAGGAGAACCAGAGTAAATGGATGCATACCAACAATACATACACAAGTCAAGATACGCACGATATCTACCAGAGGAAAAGCGGCGAGAGTCTTGGGAAGAAACAGTAGATAGATACGTAGACTACTGGGGCGATAAACTGTCTGACAAAGATAAAGAGGAAGTACACAAAGCCATAAAAGATTTAGATGTAATGCCGTCTATGCGAGCATTGATGACTGCTGGCGAGGCTTTGGATCGTGACAACGTAGCAGGTTTTAACTGCAGTTATCTTCCTATTGATCACCCCAAAGCGTTTGACGAGATGATGTACGTGCTCATGTGCGGCACAGGTGTAGGCTTTAGCGTTGAACGACAGTATGTACAAAAGTTACCAGAAGTAGCGGAGACATTTCATGCAACCGACACAGTTATTAATGTGGCAGATTCGAAGATCGGATGGGCGAAATCGTTTAGGGAATTGGTATCACTGTTGTATTCGGGTCAAATTCCCCAATGGGATACAAGCAGAGTTAGACCTGCAGGTTCCCCGCTACGAGTTTTTGGCGGTAGAGCATCGGGTCCAGAACCTTTGCTCGAATTGTTTCGATTCACAGTTGACCTCTTTCAAACTGCGGCTGGCCGAAGACTTAGCTCCGTTGAATGCCACGATCTTTGCTGTAAGATTGCTCAAATCGTCGTTGTCGGAGGAGTTAGAAGAAGCGCCCTCATCAGTCTCAGCAACCTCACAGACGATAGACTCCGACGATGTAAACATGGACAGTGGTGGGTCGACAACCCCCAACGTGGACTAGCTAACAACTCTGCGTGTTACACAGAAAAACCAGACTTTGAGGCATTTCTAAATGAGTGGACCAGTTTATATGAATCACGATCTGGTGAACGAGGTGTCTTTAGTCGAGTGGCAAGTCAAAAGCAGGCTGAACGAAATCAACGCAGAGATGCTACCTTTGATTTTGGAACTAATCCATGTAGTGAAATCATCCTCAGACCGTACCAATTCTGCAACCTATCAGAAGTTGTTGTCAGGCCAACCGATACGCTCTCTAGTCTCAAACGAAAAGTACGCATTGCGACTATCCTTGGAACTCTACAAGCTACCCTCACTGACTTCCGATACCTACGAAACATCTGGAGAGTAAACACAGAGGACGAAGCACTGCTGGGTGTTAGTCTTACTGGTATCATGGACCATCCTTTACTATCAGGACGAGGAGACAAAGGTGAACTCAAGAAGTGGCTCAGAGCTATGCGAGCAGAAGCCATCAAGACTAATGAACAGTGGGCTGGCAGGCTGGGTATTAATACGTCTACAGCCATTACTGCTGTTAAGCCTTCAGGTACTGTTAGTCAGTTGGTCGATAGTGCTAGTGGTATCCACCCTCGCTATAGCGATCAGTACATTCGCAGAGTTAGGGCTGACAGTCGTGACCCACTTTGCACCGTCTTGGAAGCCGCAGGAGTGCCTGTAGAGGACGATGTAATGTCACCCAGTACCAAGGTATTTAGCTTTCCTATAGCCTCTCCTGACGGCGCTGTGACAGCCTCAGAGATGGGTGCTATGGAACAGCTAGAACTGTGGGAGATATATCAGGACGAATGGTGTGAGCACAAACCGTCTATGACCTGTTACTACCGTGATGATGAGTTTCTTGAAGTAGGGCAGTGGTTGTACAACAAGTTTGATAAGGTCAGTGGTATTAGTTTCCTGCCATACTCAGACCACACGTACCAACAGGCACCATATGAGCCTGTAGACAAGAAGACGTACAACGAACTTGCTAAGAACTTTCCCAAAGAAATATCGTGGGATATAGAAGAGGCCAGCGATATGACTGAAGGTTCCCAACAACTGGCTTGCACAGGTAACAACTGTGAGCTATGACATAAACAAGATGGAATAGCCCTCACGTTTGCCTACGTCCTCTGGCTTATCTTTCGGGTCATGGGGCGTAGGTATTCCTTGAGCCTGCATCTTCTTGATGCGATCTTTAGAACGCTGACACATGCTGTGATAGTCGTGAGATGTATAACTTACTGTGTGATCTTTTTCTGACATTTTTAACTCCAGTTAAAATTATTGAGCAGTTGGCGCGTACTCAGGTTCTTCAAGAAGCTCCACCTCATCTTCTAATCTTTTGCGTATAGCCTTTGCGTTTCTAGCTCTTTTATCAAACTCTATTGCGTAAGTAGGACCATAGTTTTCAGGCTTACTTGCTTCTCTAATAAAGTTATTAAAAAACATAGGAGTACTTCTAATAGCATTTGTATGGTACATTAACATACCACCTCTTGCTTTTGGTCCAAGGGCTTGATAAGCATCTGTAGTAATAACCCAAGACAAACCTTCTGTTACGGCCTCTTGAGATACTTTTCTTAATATAGAAAGCTCTTTACTATTTAACTCCACGTTCCTATATATTCTATCTGGTTTTGATATGTCAGCGCCTGTTAAAGTAATTTCCTTTTGCAATTCAGTTTGAGAAGCTTCAGGAAAGTTCATTTTAAAAAATATTTCCCAAGCACTTTTAGTCTGATCTGCTTCAGCAATAGAAGCATAATCAACAGGAAGTGTTTCTCGTTGACCGGGAATACGTTGTTTCATTTTTTCTTGTGCAGTTAAAGCAACTCTTTCTACATCCCCTATCCGTGCAATGTCAGAAGAAATAGTAGGAATGTAAGATTTAATGTAATCAGTAAGCGCCCTGTCAAAACCTCTTTCTGGATTTCCATAGGCAAAGTTATCTATGAAATCAATAATACCAGCAAAGGCTTGTTTGTCTCCTGTTAGCCTCCAGATACTTGTCATTACATCCCAATAACCTTCTTCATCACCGTTAATTAAATGATAACGAGCCTGTGCCATAGCCCCAAAAAAAGTAGCAACAGGTTCTATTCTATTGTAAGGAACCCAAACATCACCAACCCTTATAGACATTTCAGGAATACCAGCTAGCTTCCATCTTTCTCGTTCTTGATAAGAAACAGGAATACCTGATATCTTTGGCATACCTGTCCCGTCATCTTCTGCCATCCATAGTGCTAAGGCCGCGCCTGCAGAATAAGCCATAACTTGACGAGCTAACAAATCATCAGTAGCGTACCCACGCATTTTTAATTTTTCTCTAACTGTTTTAGGAAACAGCAAAGGAGTAAACACAGGCGTGTATGTTAACCCTTCAATAAGAATGTTGTATGGGGTCTTAACAAAAGGCATAGTACCAGAAGCCCCTACTGCTATGAGTTTATTAATAGTAGAGTCTTGAGGTCTTGTTAATGTTTTAGCACGAGCAAGTCTATCAATTATGCTAGGCTCCCTTACAAATTCTCCTTGTTCGTCGACAACATAATTACCTTGTGAGTCTTTTTTAAATCCAGAAGTTTGACGTTGAAAGGTCATTTGCAAAGCTTGTTCTCTAATATCGTTAAAAGATACACCCCTATCTAAAAACATATTATCAAACTTACCTTCTAGTACCCGCATACCTTTTGTAATGTTGTGGTATCTATTTTTAAAAGCACCTTTGGGTACTTGATCATAAGCATTTTTAAATGAACCGTAAAGTTCTTGTGAGTATTCTTGATAATATCTAGCCACAGATTTAGAAGGGTCTTGTTGATTAGCTTTTATAGCATCCTTATAAATTTCTTCAGATATTAATTGATTTCTAAAAAATACTTTTGCAGTTTCATCAATACCAATAGCTAAACGAGAAGGAGTAGTAAGAGCAAAATCAATAGCTTTTGCTATAGGAATCTTTTTGTCTCTACCGGGATCATGAAAAATTGCATGTTTAGGTGCATAATCATAAGTGGTAGAAAACAAATCTTGAGCGGCTCTATCTATTTCAATAGAATCGTCTCCTTTAAAAGATTCATAAAAACTTTTTTTAATGCTATCAAAATCTGGATTAGTTTTAAGGTCTGGATTCTGATTTAAAAAACGTGACCACAATAAATCTTTAGCTTTGCTGATAACAACCTTTTTAGTTAGACCCTGTTCACGAGCAATTGACTCAACATTAAAGTGTAAATCAGATGCTCTACCTTCCATAAAAGTAGACCAGAAAAACCTAGCGGCATTACGGTATACTTGAGCATCGTTACCACTTCCAGCGAATAACCCAAGAGTAGCCATGTTTAAAGTATTTTTTGCAAGTAATTTATTTGCGGCCCAGTGTGCTCTAAGATCAGTAAAATCTTTATCTTTAACACCTTTAACAACACCTTTAATATTTTCTCTAGTGCTTCTTAAACCTAATTGAGTTGCCGCACTAAGAGCATTAGCGGCTAACATTCCAGTTGAAGCCAACAAAGAATTAGGAAAAATAATAGTAGCCGCTGTCAAAAGTTTGGTATAAATAGGCCGTTTTTCGCCTATAACAATACCATTAGAAATAAGTTCAGAAACAGTGGCAGGCTTAACACCGTTTCTAACCATCTGCTCTTGAAAGCTTACCATTCTTTTAGCGGCTTGAGCACAAGCTTCTGTCATTACTGGATTAGCCACACTTCACTCCAAAAAGATTATCAATAATTATACCCTTTTTAGTTTTACGGGCGTTTTCATTCATTAACTGCTTCATTTTTTTAAGCTGATTTAAAGCCCTACCTCTTGCTGAACCAATAGCTCTGTATATATCTGTAACGTGTGTTGCTAACATGTACTCATTAAAGGCTTGAACATACGCTTCACTATTCACTAAACCTTCTTGTTGAAGATCATACAACCTTTGACCATATTGCGTTCTTCTATTCTCTGCTTGTATCCAAAGAGGACTTAATGCTTCCGTAAACTCTCCAGACATTAACCTTGTTTTGTTATCAGGGTCCATAACAAACTCAACCATGCTGTTATAGCCTTGATCAATGTCTTCTTCTCTAATACGAGCGGCGAGTTGTTCTAAATTATCCCATCCTCCTTCTGTTCTATAAGCAATTTGTTCCATAGAAGAAGCAACTTCATCAGGAGAGTAACCAGCAAGCTCGCCCTGTATAATAGCTCTTTGCCCTTCTGTAGCTTCTTCGTTAATAATATCTCTACCCATTTGTTCCTGTGTACGTAACTCAGGAGCAACACCGGAAAAAGCTTCAGGGTCTTCTTTATAGGTAGCTCTAGCCTCTCGTTCGCTAACACCAAAACCGGGAATAGATTCTTCTCCATATCCTCTATCGGCTAACTCATCTGCATATATAACAGAAGGTCTTGCACCAGCAGACGACAAAGAAGGTTGAGGCTCAAAACCTATAGTGTCTCTTTCCATAGGCGCTGTAACAGCACTATCACCGTTTCTTCTAGATCCTGTGCTAATTGTGTAGTTTAACTCGGCAATAGTATCTTCTATTACATTTCCTGTTTTTGTAGGTCGAGGAGGAACAATAAATTTATTTCCAGAGTCAATAGCAAAATTTCTAAAAGCCGCTGTTTGAACAGGATCTGCCCAATCTACGTAAGCATGACCACCAGACAAATACAAAACGTTCTCTTTTTCTAGCTGGAGTGCTGTTCTTTTTGCTCTTATTGCTCTAGGTATTGCACCTTTCTTAGCAGGATTAGAAGCCGCTTCGGCTACAATTTTATTTAAACGTATAATTCTAGCATTATTATTATTTAGTGCTCGTGAAATTTTATCTAATCTTTTAGCTCTTGCTACTTCTAATTCAGCTATCTTTTTTTCTATTGGTTTTCTTTTTCTTCTACCAGACATAGAAGCTTTTTCTTTAAGCTGTTTAATTTGCTGATCAATAACTCTTATATCTGTATTACTGTCGGCAATAGTTTTTCTAGCTTGTTCTGGCGTAATTGTTTCAGAAACTCTAGACACAAAAGGCTTTACATTTAAAGTAACTTTAGGTGTGTCAAGACTAGTAGGTGTCATTGGGTCTACAGGAACCTGAGTACCTTGAGGTTGCTGGGCTTGAGCTTTTAATATCTCATCGCGTTCAGCAGGAACTCTGGTTTCAAGAAAAGGTACTGTCTGTGTAGGCTCTGCAGGCACAGCATCAGGGTACAACCTTTGTTGTTCAGGGGATTTAACAAGAGTTTTACGAGCAACTGATTGCCCTGCCTGTGCCGCAATTACAGGAGACAACAAAGCAGAAGATAAACCAAAACCTGTTGCGGCACCGCCTGCCGTGTTTAACAAACGTGAATCCCCAAACTCAGGATAAACAGGCATCATTGCACCAAAACCAGCCCCTTCTAGTGTGGTTCCTAGAATACCAGAAACAACAGGACTAAACTTACCAGCCGCCGCCATTCCTGTAGTAAAAGCTCCACCAAAAAGACCATAAGGATCACTTACGGCTCCAAGCAACTCAGGGCCAGTAAATAAACCCGCACCTGACTGAAGTCTTCTTACTCTATATTCAAATTCTTTTTGTAAAGAATACTTGTTTTCCGGTCCTAGTGGACCCCTCATAGAAGAACCAGACATATAGGCAAACTGAGAAACTGTTTCTTGAGAAGGTGTATAAAAAGGTATTGCATTTAAAACCCCAAAAGCTATTTGTTCTGACGGAGTTTGCATTTTACTAAGATCCGGTAATGAGTTTGCCCACTGCTCATACGTACCTTTAGTATCTTCTGCTGTAACTTGAATAAGAGTATTCATTACAATAGGAAGAACATTTTCTGGTATAGCATCAATAGGAGTATCTTTATACACATTAAAAAAGAAACCAGACATTTTAACTAGTTCTTCTTGTGGTATATCCTCTACAGGTGTATTACCCCAATTGTCTGTCCAGTTTTTATAATAGTTTTTAGCACCTTCAGAAATAATTTCATTAGGATCTCTTACTAATGCATATACATCTATTTCTGGTAAAGGTTCAGAAACTACAGGCTCAACAGTCTTTACTTCTTCTTTTTTCTTTTCAGGTTTAGGAGCATCAAGAATATCAGATAGTTGTCTTCTTATTTCTGTGTTGTCCACTTTTGGTTTAGCAGACACAGTGGCTTCTTCTAGAATTTCACCACCACCTCTTTTTCTTGCAGACACAGTGGCTTCTTCTAGAATTTCACCACCACCTCTTTTTCTTGCAGACACAGTGGCTTCTTCTAATTTTGGTTTAGAAGTTGGTGTATTTTTTTCTTCAGGAGCGCCTACAATGCTCCTAATTTCTTTTTCGGATAACCTAGAACGCTTTGCTAAATCAGGTATATTTTTATACCCTTTATCCCACAATTCTTGAACCTTGTCTCTAACAACTTGAGCAACAACTAAACGTTGACCAACTTGTAATTTACTCCAATCAGTTGTAGGATTATCTTTTTTTAATTCTTCTACAGATATATTATGTTTTTTAGCAATAGAGCTTACGTTATCTCCTGAAACAACTGTATATGCCATATTTAATTACTCAACAGTGTAACCCATATTACGCGCTAAATCCATAGGAGTTTGGCCTTGTGGCTCTGAATCTTGAGGTGGAGGTGTATTTGTATCTGTAGGTTCAGGAGCGTTTTCACCCATTCCTATAATTCTTTCAGCACTATGCTTTTGAAAATCTGCCATCCATTGAGCGTCAACTTTTCCTGTTTTTGGATCAATAGGAGCTTCTATTTGTTTTGTTGGAACTCTTGAAGAATCTCCTAAACTATAAGATATTTGTCCTTCTGCTTGTGTCTGAGCTTTTGGAATGTACGTTATTTTTGTAGTTGGTCCTTTGTGTTTAGCCGCTCTTTTTTCAATTGATTGAGCTTCTAAACGTTTCATTATAGTAGTAGCTTCGTTTATATCTGCTGAAGTACCTACAACAGCGTTCCAAACGTTGCCTCTATTTTCATTAGTAATTTCACCGCCTTTATTTTGAAAGTCAGCTAAAAACTCACGGGAAGGTCTTTCTTTTTGTTCTGCTTGTAATTTTTGAAATCTTGTTTCTGCGGCTTCAAAAGCACCACGACTTACAAGAACACCTATAGCAGAATCATAAGTAGAAAGATCAGCAAAATAGTCTTTTTGAAAAGCTTTTTGTTCGTTTTCAGTAGCTAAATCTATAGCTCCTTGAACAGTAGTAATTTGTTTTCCTTTAATACCTCTCTCAACATCTTTTGCAATTTCTGGACTAATGTTATTAGTTGTAGCCCATTGATTAAAATCTTTAATTAAAGCGTTTTGAGAAGCTTGAACTTCTTGTGTTGTTTTTAAATTATTTATGTTTTCAAGCAGTTTTGCATAAGGAACTCCAAGACCTTCCATACTTCCTATGTAGCCTTCTAGCATTTCCGGTGTAAGTTGACCAGCATTTGCCGCTTGTTGAACCGCTCTAGTCCCGCCAAAAATACCTTTCTCTGCTCGTTTCTTTTCTTCTTCTGCTTGTCTTTCTCTTCGGCGTGTCAGCATACCTCCTATGCCAGCGCCTACGTCAGCAATACCGCCACCCATAAGTTGACCGGCAGTTGCACCAGACCTAGCTAACATTCCACCTAAATCGTAAGCCATGTTCTTTATCCTCTATCTTTAGTTAAACGGGTTAAGGTCGAAATCACCTCTAAGTAGCCCGCCTAGGCCTGATCCTAAACCGCCGTAAATACCTGCGTACATACTAGCCAGAGCCGCCCTTTGTCCAACAAGGCCAGAAATATTAGCCATCTGTGCTTCTAGATCAAACTCACCTTGCTGTCTACGTGCTACATCTGCCATAGATGCTACGTTAAGCGCAGGAGAGAACGCTGACAACATAGCGGCCTGTGGTACATAAGCGCCCTGAAGCGCACCTAAGCCAATCTGTTGCTGTGCCTGTTCTAACCCTAGACCGCCTGTAGCAAGGCCCATACCGCTTTGTAGAGCTTGTAGCGCCCTAGCTTGCTGTGCGGCTTCCAGTGCTTGTCGTTGACTTGCTAGACCAGAACCTAAGCCAGCAAACTGAGCACCAAAAGCCGCCTGTCGCTGTTGTTCTTGTCCTGCCTGTTGCATCGCCATAAGAGCCGCTTGGTTCTGTGCAGACTCTTGTGCTTTAGCCAGCGCTAGTTGCTCTGGTGTTCCACCAAACATGGATGTACGAACACCTAAACGCCCCTGACTAGCCAATCGTTCTTCTAGTGCAAGCCTTTGTCTTTCTTCTTCACCAAGTTGTGTAGCCCTAATACGGTCATACACCTCTTGTTCTCTAGCACCCATAGGCATACCGGCCTGACCCATAAACTGCTGACCTAAGCCAAACGCTTGTTGTGCCGCTTGTTGTTGACCAGCGAGGCCAAAAGGTTCCATGCCTAGTTGTTGTTGGCCTACGCCTAGTAAATCTACTCCAGTGGACCGTAAAAGATTAGCTTCAGCAGGAGCACCACCAAACCTAGACAACGCCGCAGATTCTAGAGCACTCTGAAGTCCCGCACCAGTAGTTCCTAACGTATATGTAGTACCACCCGGTCCTGCTTCAATTGTTCCTCCGCCACCAGTAACAGTAAAAGGCTGAAACGAAACGTCAGGAGGCGTAGCCTGCGGTAAAGATGAGGTATAAAGAGCCTCAATGTTGCTAGGAACAAAGGCCTCTATAATGTCACTTAAAATACCCATTAGTAAGTACCCCCATCAATTGTTCCTGTTGACAAAGTTCCCGTAAAGTTTAGTGCGGGTATTGTCACAGTTCCTGTAAACGTCGGTGACGCTGTGTTTGCTTTAGTTGCTGATGCAGTTGCAATCGCATCGAACTCTGTATCAAACTCGCTACCGCGAATGATCTTGTTGGTATCGCCAGCAGGCAACGTATCCTTCGCCGTAAAGTTCGTTGTTTTTGTATAGTTGCTCATACTGTTTTACCTATTAGTGCTAATACGTTAATTTCTTGAATTGAAAGCTGTGCTCCATCTATATCGGCCTCAAGGCCAATTGTTACAACACCGCCACTACCTGTAGCGTTAACTGTAGGTTTAGTAGTAAGAATACCACCAGTAAATGTACCTACTGTGTACTCTGATACGCCGTAAAACGCCGGTACTTGGTTGCCTACGTTAATCTCGTAGTTAGTAAATGTTGTTTCAAAATCATACGCCCACTTAACAAAGATAGTTTCTTCGTTAGCTCCAATCAACGTAGGCTTAATCTTTTTTACAATCTTAGTTTTACTAGGATCTCCAAACGTTAGCGCAGGACTAAAGTATCGAAAGCGGTAAACAGATGCGTTGTCTAAAAACGTACCGTATTTACCAATGCCATTTGTTGTTCCTATGTACAGCGTACCGTCTGTGTCCCTTTCAAACGATTTGTGACTAACAGAAGTCCACCGTGTTGTCCTGTACGAGTTATTTTCTAGTCTACCCTTTAAGTCAAAACAATAGATTGTTGCTTGACTAGGAAAACAAATAAGATAGAACGAGTTTTCTGGGCTGTACACAGACGCCATAGGTTCTGTTTCAGCGTCAATAACTTCAATAATTTCTGTTTTTACGTTTACGCTCAAGTCTGTAATTGGCAGTGCTTTTTCTTGTACTGCACGGCCCAAGCTACGCAAGCCTGAGTTAGACATAAACAGTATGTCTGTACCGATAGACTGCACAGTGTTTCGATCAATACAACCTACGCCAGATACAGTGTCGGCTAGCGTCATAGATGCAGGACTAGTGGCACCCTCGTACAACAATATGCTGTGTTGTCCAAAGATAACCAAGTTGTTGTTGTGTGCCGCTAGTGCTACAACCTCGTCGTAACCATCGGGCCATGCTTTTGTAACGTCAATAGAACCGCTAGAACCTGAGTTAAAGTTGTGACCAACTAAAAGATCAGACCAATAAATTGTTGTGTTATCTGTTGCGTTACCTACAACAAACAGTCTACCAAAGGCGGCTAACGCTTCATGTGCGTAGTGGTCTGATGTAACGTGTGCACCGCCAACGCTAGACATTTTAGTAACAGCGCCTAAACTGTTGCTGTACACCAGAGGCTCGTAACCACGCTGGAAAAAATAAGCATGGTCGTTAAAGTTTACAATCTTCCAATCGTTAGCTGTAATTGTGTACGAGGCAGGCGTAGCATCAACCAGTGTAGTTGTGCCTGTCATAATCTTATTGTTGCCGGTGCTAAAGATTACTTCGTTGTCGGCATCGTCGTAAAAGTGGTGAATCTTGTGGATGTAATCAGTGCCTAATTCTGTTTTGTCAGTCGTTAAAACATCAATACCCTTACGTGCCGCAATACGCCCACGTTTGTCAATTACAGCGTTATCCGCAACATCCGCAAACGAGGGATCTTGTGCTATCGGAGAATCCTCTGTGTTGACTCCCTTAAAGCCGGGAGCAACTAAGTTAATACTCTGTAGTGGCTGGGCCATCTAGTGTCTCCCTACGGCGTGTAAAAGATAGTTTCTTCTGGATGCTTCTGTGCGTCCAGAGCAATCGCATCAGACAGATACTTGTCAGCAATCGCAAAGTACTCTGGTGTTGACGTACCGCCTGTTTCACCACGCTCACGAGCCAACAAAGCTACCGCCATGTGAATTACTGGTTGACTAGGAATAGCCAATGTGTCGCTATCAGAACTCAGAGGTACGTTTCTAATGACGCTCTTGACCTTGATAGAGTACACACCGTCAGGCTTAGGGTACACATCAATTTGTGCATCACCTGAACCGTCTATGCCGCTGAACGTGTAGTACTGAGGTGCACCAGATGTAGGCGTGTTGACCAAAAACTTATCGTCAAACCAAGTCTGTGGTTTGTATTCCATTACAATATTAGACGTATCGTTTACCATGTTAAGTATCTTGCCTTGGTCTTGGTAACCCGTAAGCGAATACGTGTAGTCATCAGCCGCCGTAGTAATCGTCAGGGTAGACCTAAGATTAGACCAATCCCAAGCGTTTTCTACGAGTTGCTTTGCGTCGTTAACAAAGTCACCAACCATCGTAGTGTACGTGTTAGTTGTGACAGTAGTTACTGTGTCTTCCCGCAGACGCCTCAGTACGTTGTTTACTATGTCTAAATACGTCATACTATATTTCCTGTCAACATTCCTGACATTAAGTCATTTTTAGTTTGTTTTGCTAGAGATTCAGATAAAAAGTCTACAATCGGGAAATCTACTCTAGCTAAAAGTTGTGGGTCACCCATTGAAGGTCCTTCTGCAGACTGTGGGCTAAACATGCCCCCACCGCTTCTACTGCTAGATACTGGAGGTTCTTCTGGTCCGGGGCCGCACTCATCTGGATTTGCCTCTGCGTACTCTGCACAGGTGCAATCATTACACTCAGGCGGAGGAGTACCACATTCTGTAGGGTTAGCCGCCGCATACGCTGGGTTATCACAAGGATCAGTAACGCTTTCTTGTACACAGCGCTCTACAGCACCATCAAATACGTAACCTTCTTTACAAGGACCACACGCACCCGGAGTTAAACCACCTTGTTGTACAGTAGCGTTAGGATCATCACAAGTGTACGTCTGAACGCACATACCTTCGTCATCAAGTGCTTGACCGGATGGGCAGGTTTGACACGCAGGAAAATCTACAGCATTGTTCCAGCACTCTCCCTCTGGAGGTTCTGATGTATCTGGATCATCGTCAGGTGGAGGTTGAGTTACTTCACCGCCACAGTCTTTTTCAACACTCTGTTGAGGACTAATCCACGTTCCCGCGTTGTTTGTTCTATCAGGACACGTAGTCCATCCTTGGTTTACACACTGTTGTATTTCATCGCTTGTTTGAGGATCACCATCACATTCATATTCTGTAGTAGTAGTACCATCATCTACTGTTTCTTTGGGCTTACAATTTTTACCATCTCTTGTTGGTTCGTAACCATCAGGACAAACACAATTACCGTTTGCATCTTCTGATGACCCCGGAACAGTACTTTGGCAACCTTCAACTGTAGTAGTACCGTTATCATCATCATCAGATGTTAAAGGTTGACTACAGTCTCCTCCTTGATGGTCCATTGCTAATGTAGGCGTTTCTCCCGGCCCTGAAATGGGGCAGTACCCTTGCGACACACATTTATTATTCCAAGCGTTTCGTCTCTCTATTAAAGTAGACATAGGCTGTACAGGAAGAGAAGACTCACAATCAATTCCATCATCAACAACTACACCATCGTCAACGCCTTCGTCAACGCCATCGTCAACGCCATCGTCATCATCGTCATCATCGTCTCCAACGTCAGAACACTTACCGTCTATGTCTTCTTCAAGATTTGCCCTGTCAGTTCCTTCTGGACAAACACATTTTGTTCCGTCCCAAGCACCTTCTTTGCATCCGTTTTCGTCTACGTTTGGATCAACAACTTCAACTTCAACACACTTTCCTTCAATGGGGTCATATTCTTTATTTGGATCGATACAAGGCCCACAGTTTCCGTCTGCATCTATAGTGTATCGTTCTGAGTCTTGACATTCTTGTGAAGAATCAAAAGGTATAATAGGAACGTTTGGAATAACACTGTTAACTTTGTCTTTAAAATATTCGTCGTACAAATCACCAGCAAGAATGTAACCACCGCCAACTAAAATGTCTCCGATGGTTCCTAAAATATCATTAATGCTAACTTCGCTTTCGTTGCCAAAAATGCCTTCAATTTTATCAGCAACCCAATCTCCCAATCCTCCTAAAACATCTTCAATAGAAGTTTCGCCGCTTAAAACTTTACCAATTTCATGGCCTGCGTTTTTTATTGCTTCTTCTATTTCTCCTACAGTAGCCCCTTTAAAAATACTACCTAAAGGACCGGGAAGAGGAAAAGGTATT